ATATCGAGGTATAACAGGCTTTGGTTTATTTTGTATCTGTGCTATTTCTACATCTTCACGATATCTAATAAGAGCTGCAAGAAACTCTTTATTATTAACGTAGTGTTCAGATCTTTTCCGTTTAGGCATAGGTCTAATTATTGCCATAGTTTTAATCCCTATTATGTAGAAATTATAACATTTATACACTAAAAAGGCAAGTTATTTTACATTTGATGACGTGACGACGTGACGCACTTGACATCATGTTAAATTTCATGTACAATAACCTTTGTAGAGGTTTAAGGATATTAGCCCTTTGATTCTTTAGATCTATAGAGTTTTTCTAATATATCCTTTGCATCATTTACACTAGAAATATATCCCATCGCACGACTTAATTTTGGTTCATTATTTTTTACTTTTATGGTATCTTTTAACCATCTTTGATACATTGTAATCATTTCAATATCAGATGATTCAGACATAGTTAATACTTCACTTAGATCCACCATAAACATATCATCCTTAGTTGTTTTTAACCAAGGCTCAATACGATATCCTGTCATTCCTTTTTTACTTTTAACTTCATTTACAATAATAGGATTTGAAATTATTAACAGTGTCCTACCTACTTCTTCAGAAGCAGCCACTTTTGCAAAGATCTCCTCTCCACTTTTGAATTTAATAGTAGCATAGAAATCGTCTTCGATCATTTGTTTTTAAGTTGAATTGTGATTATGTCATAGTTAAAATTTTCTTCATTATAAATTTTAATTCTTTCTATGAGATGATTTAACGTGTAGTTTTTTCTTGATTTAATTGAGCAATCATCAGAGATATCGTATAAAATAGCTTTGACTTTGTTAGTTCCTTTTCGGAGAACTCTTCCAATGCTCTGGAGGTTTCGTATTCTTGATTTTGACGGAGAGGCGAAAACAATATTATGCAAATTTTTAATATTGATACCTGTTGAAAATGTTCCATAGGATGCAACAATAATAGCATTCTCCTCTTGTTCAGTAATTTCACGAATCATCTCTCTTTCTTCGGCATCAACACCACCATGAACAAAGAAAGCTTTACGATCATCACTCTTGTTTGTATTTATCAAACCATATAAGACTGAACCATGTGCTTGTACTCTACTATACAAAATTAAAGTATTACCTTTTAAATCAAGTGTCAAATTTGTAATAAATTTATTTCGTTGTTCATGCGATATAAGATACTCTATCTCATCATTATATGTTTCAAATTTTTGTGGTGGATGTTTAAGGACAAGACATTGAATATCTAATTGTGAAAGATGTCCTTGTTTCATAAGTTCATCTGTTTTAGTCACCTTGTATGATGGCCCAAATAATCCTTCCAAAACCCATTTATGTGTTTGCGTACCATCTAAAGTTCCAGTAAATCCAAACCTGTATTTTGCGTGATGTAGTTTTGTCATTATAGATATTAATGACTTGCTTTTAAATAAGTGAGCTTCATCACCAATCACAACGTTATAATCTTCAAAAAAGGTTCTCTCTAATTTGTAAACAGATTGCCATGTTGTAATTGTAACTGGAAACTCATTGGTTTTTTCTTTACCCGAATATATTCTGTGACAGTATGACTCAGAATCCCAACCATAATCCTGAAAGTCCTTATACATCTGCTCTACGAGAGATGTCGTCGGAACAACTAGAAGTATTTTTTGAGATTTATCTACGTAATATCTTACAAGAGCATAAATCATCAAAGATTTTCCTGAAGCAGTCGGTGATATCAGTAGCTTTCTATTATGTCTTAAAGCATCATGTACTCCATCCACTTGGTATTTCCTTGGAGAATGACTGCATATAGATTTCATATAATCTTTTACACCTTCATATGATATCCCCTCATTCAATTCAAAGGGAGATCCATAATATTCATTTGCTTGAAAACTATAAGTATAATCGTGCTTCTTACAAAATGCTACAATGCGATCTAAGAGTCCAACGTAGATTCTTTTTGATCTTAGATCAAATAAATGAATTTCTCCATTCCAGTTTCGATTACGATATTGAGGCATGAACTTTGCACTCTCAACTTGAAACGTGAAATGATCTCGAAGTTCATACTGAATATGGGGCTCAGCATTTACTCTCAAGAATACTTCATTCGCTTTAGAAATAACGACGTTTGTTTTCACATAGATTCATTAATCTATGTGTATTTATCAGATGTTTTCAATCCCTAAATTTTTATCTCCCATACGATTAAATTTTTTATGATTAGCATAATTTAAAAATGATCCCAATATGTATTTTGCATATCCACCAGTTGCAGGGTTGCCTTTATGTAGATAACTCCATGTACATGGAAAAAGTAAAACTGTTCCCTTTAAAGGTTTAACTTGTATGCCAAATTGTGGAAATATAGTTTCACCACCCTCAAATTCATCATTAAGATAACATATTATTGATAAAAATCTTTTTGCTGATTCAATATCAGTAACGTCAGCATGAAAATCATGTTGTTGATCTTCTTCACACAAATATCTTTTAATTCTTAAATGTTCAAATCCATATTTACTTGGCCACTGCGTGTGATGTAAATCTACATCTTTTTTATATTGATTAATAATATTTTGTACACTGTTTATGACTAATTTAAATGGTTCATTAAATTCTTTATGTTGCATAATATCCAATCTTTGACAATTACATGCACCACATTTTTTTACTCCATCCTGAGTATAACACAGACTTATCGATTTTAAATACTTCTCCTGTTCTACCCATAATCTTTCATATGTTTCAATTAAATTATCACAAAGTGTAGGCGAAAAAACTCCCCTATATGCTTTTATATAACGAACTTCCATTATCCTAACCCAGAA